GAATTATTAGAAGCTCTAATTTCAGCTCTATCATCTTTACGTATTCTAGGTGCTAACTCTAAAGCATCTTTTAATATAGCGGGTCTAACATAGTTTTCTCTGGTCATTTATTAAATCCTTGTTGAACGATTGTGATAATAACCCTCTACTTCTGCACTAGCAATATACATTGGCAAATGTGAAGAGCTTTTAATATCTAAAATAAAATCTGTATTTCTACATGAAACGGGTACTTTAATAGTTCCGGAACTAATTGCAGGTACACCTACTTTACTAGTAGCTGTCCCTATTACATATCCGTTCATAAATGAATAACTTGTTGTTCTACCATTAGGTGTTACTTCAACTTGAAAATATCCAGAATTTTCATAATTAAAAGATATATTTCTAATTTGATAACGACCTGAAGTAATAGCTACTAAACCTCTACCAGAACTTTCTCTAACATATTGCTGAGATAATCTGTATTGAGATGCAAAAGGCACACCAATATATAAATTAGTATGGTTTCCTTCTAATGTATATGTAGAACCTGACGTATTAGTAATTGCATAGTTATTACCATTTGTAGCATCTACAGCTATTAAACCTGTTTTAACACCATAAGGTGAAGTGAATGTTGTTAAATTTGTATTACTATCATAAGTTCCCGTAACATTTGCTTTTAAATCTAAATAAACATTAAAACCTATTGTAGTATCTTTTAAATTTCTTAAATCAATTTTTATTAATTTTGTGTTAGTACCTTCAACAACCATCAAATAAACAATACTTTCAAAAGACATACCACCTAAAATTTTGGCATTATTAAATACCCATCTTGACCATGCTGTTTGAACTTTTTCACCTCTATCAAAAAAGTATTTATAAATATACATAGTACCTCCATTTATAGAAGTAACCGGTGAAACTATTGAATAAGGAGCAGTTTGTGTATCTGCTGTGTCTGATGCTAATGCAATTAAAGTATCTTCTGTAGTATTACTAATTATTTGATAAACATTAGTTGGTATTAAATTTTGTACTGAAACTGTAATATCTAAACCATCATTTGTTAATGTATCATCATCAGCAAAATATTCTCTTATAGCTGTGTTATTATTTCTAGCTTGTCCAAAATAAGCGTATTTACCTGCTGATACAGGTTTAATATTTGTATTAAACTCAAATGCTGATACTTCATTCAAAACAGCACTTGTGGGTGTTAAACTTTCTCCAACACTTCCTAATTTGTATTGAGCTTTTTCAGAAAATAATAATAAACTTTCATTAAATGCAACACTATCAAACAATGTGTTAACTTCAGTTCCTGATGCCGCTATATCAATAGGGTCAGTATCTAAAACTTGAGTTACTGTTTTAGAAAAGAAATTAAAAAATTCAGCATTTTCAGAAAATATTAAATTATCTCTTGATAATATTCCTAATCTATTTTTATAAAATACTAAATTATTAATTTTATTATTAACAAAACTAGGATTTGCATTTGTTATACCATCACCTGATAATCTATCGTTCCAATCTATTTCTTGAAAAGTAAATGTACCATCATTGTTATTTATTAATGCATGTGGCATTGTTGAATTATTTAATCCAAGACTAACATCAGGCGCTATAGTTTCTTTCCATAAACCATCTGATTGATATTGAACCCAATAATCAGATAATGTATCACCTTCATCACCAGTTACTTTAATTTTAGTATCAGTGCTTGCATGATAAGGAAGTTTTGTAAAATCAACTATTTCATCTCTGACAGAATACATACCATTATTACCTTCACCATCACTGGTTTCTAATTCATAATTAGCATTGTTGTCAATTACTACTCCTCGTATTACTGAAGGATATAGTGTCATATTAAAATAACTTGTAACACCTGAATATGTTCCTATACCTTGTGTTGTAGTTAGTGTAGCACCTGTGTCTGTTCTTGTTAATGCAAAAGAAGCTGAAGATGAACTATCCCAATATGCACTAGATTCCCCCTTAAATAATATATCAGCTACATGTGATGTATCTCTATAGTTAGCATCATGTGTTAAATTAGAACCTGTAGGCATTTGTAAAGATGCTTTTATACCATAAGACATATTAGGATGTTTTAATTCTATAGTATATTCTCTACCGTAATTAGTTAATATAACATTAATATAAAATTCTTCTATTTTTGACGCACTAGTAGTAGTATCTGCTAAAACTGTTTTAGATTTATTAGCAATAAAAGTATAATCGGCAATGTTAACTAATTTAAAATCTGATTTTGGATTACTAGATGTTAAATAACTTGCGCCACTTGCAATAGTAACAGGTAATTCATTACCTTGTAAATCATAAACTTTTACACCACCATTATAAAAAACAACCATATATTGATTGTTTGAATCTCTTTGTATAGACCAAAATTTAACTGTATTAGGAAATACATTTGTAGCATCTAAAGTTGCAACATAATCAAAAGAAGGTCTTTTAGATAAACCATCTACAATATTATTTTGTAAATTTATCTGTTCTTCCCCTTGATTAATACCTCTCTGAGTTGGTGTTTGTTGTGAGATACCATTCAGAAAATTAGGAATACTCTGTGATACTACACCACCCATTAATAAGTCCTTCTAGTTGGTCTATTAATTATTGAATATGTATTACTATCACCTTCTAATATATTAACATCTGCTTCTTGACTATCAGCTTGGTGAAATGCCATTAAAGCTTCATTTTCATCATTAGCAATTAATTTAACAATTTCAGTATCACCAAGAAATCTTGAAGCAAATCTTCTTGAAGCTTTTTGTGTGATGTATTGTCTTGCATATTCTGGAAGTTGTTCAAATTGTTGCACTAAAACTATATCAACTTCAGGTACTATTGTAAAAACATCTGTATGTTTTTCTAAATCATAAAGATAACCATTTCTAAGCGTTACATTTATATATCTAAAATTTTTACTTGCATCAACTTTAACACAATTTGAAGGTAAAGGAATTTTGTTATCTTGGTCTAATGCTAAATTTTTGTAATTTTCGTGAGTATTAAAATGCCATCCTTGAGATTGAATTGACATAGAAGTTTCATCTAAAATATTTTTTGCTGTAGAGACATCAACTGATGTAGTGCCTGTAATTGAGTTAACTGGAGCCTCACCGATAACAGACAACATAATGTTTATCGCTTGTAACTCAGTTGTTGGTGTAATTTGTGTAGTCATAATTTCCTATAAATTTATAAAAAGAAATGGCGGGTTAACTCTCGCGCCCCCGCCACTTCAAGATTAAAGTTAAGCTATTAAGCTTCTTTAATTCCTACAGCCGCTTCAGGTCTTAATACTCCGTGACCCATAGCGTACTTAGCTACCATCAATGTTCCTTGACGTCTAATATCATATTCTGACTCGACTGCCAAATCCATTAATTTTACAGTTCCTACAGCAGAAGGATGAGATACCAAACATACGTAGTTTGATAAATCAACAGCTTGAGGGTTTGAACCACCCGCAGTTGCTGAACCTGCTTCTGGAGCCGCACTGATAGCAGAGTTTACAAAGTGTGCAGTTGGAATTAATTCAATTCCTGCTACTCTCATAACTTTACCATCTGCAATTGAACCTTGACCTGAGAAGTCAACGTTAACTACATTAGTACCGTTAGCTAATTTGTAGTACTCTTCTAATTTGATAAACGCTTTTCTACCTTCTTTTGGAACGTAGTTAGCATCTAATTGTTTAGCCGCATCAAACAAACTGTCTATCATAGCGTTAGCCGCAGTTGAAGCTGTAGCTGAAGCAATGTTAGTGTTTGTTAGTACAGTTCCTGCACCATATCCACTGTCAGATACGTTTGCAGAAGCTTGTGCCGCTTGACCAATAGTTTGTAAAATGTGCTTATCTTTTTGGAAAGCTAATGCTCTACCAATTTCTGTAGAATATGCACTTCTTACATCCCAATGGTTTTTTGCCTCTTCAATATTTGATAAAAATACTGAAGATAAAAGTAGGTCATTAATTGTAATAACCTTCTCGTTGTGGTTTACATCAGAACCAGTTATTTCAGCACCTGCTGTATGGTATGAAGCACCCACTCTTCCCATTACTGGGAAAGTTGCAGATTTTCCGCTAGAAATACTTCTAACCATTTCTGCACCTTGTGTAACTGAAGCTCTATCAAAAGAAGTTAAAACTTCTCCTGCAAAAACTTTCAGAAACAGAGCGTCTTCAGAACCACCTGCATTTACTCTTCCAACTGATACTGGAGTTGCGTTTGCCATAGTGTTCTCCTTTTTTGTTATGACGTTTATTTATAAAAGCCTCTACATATGTTTCAGTTTCATATTCAAGATTGTCACCCGCAGGCGGTCAAGTTATTACACTTTATTAAATATGTGTTGGCAAGTTGCCCGCTAAAAAGCGTGCACAACTATCTACACTTCCATTTACGTAATGCTAAAGCTTTTCTTGTAGGTTGACCATTAGGTTTCTTCATGGCACCTTTTACTCCAGACATACGTGCACAAAAGCTTGCTCTACGTTTAGCCGCTTTTGAACCTCTTTTTACTTTACCCGTAACTGGTGCTTTTAAATTAGAACCAGTTGTTCTTTTAAAATATTTTCTTCCGGCGGCATTTAAGCCACCAGAAGGACTTTGATACTTCTTAGCGACCATTACTTTTTCTTAGCTGTTTTAGCCGCTCTTTTAAATTGTTTAGCTGTTGGCGCACCTTTGCTACCAACTTTACGCATTTTCTCACCACTGCCCGCTTTAATTCTTTTACGTTTAGCATGAATATTTGCATATAAACCTTTTTTAGCCATAGTTATTTTTTCTTTTTAGCTTTCATTATTTTTTTCTGTAATGTCATTGGTAATTTTTTTTGTTTACCTTTTAACATTTTTCCTTTAGCTTTATTTTTTCCGTACATATTTATCTCCTATAGGTTACTGTTAGCTAATTTATTTTTAACATCATTTTGATATGCTATATCTTTTGCATATCTAGGGTCAGCCATAGCCTCTGTAACTTGAGCCCATGATTGAAAACCTTGTTCTTGACTAGGCTGTGCTTTACCTTCTACTAAATTAGGTTCTACACCGTTCGCTCTTTCAAATTGACCTTTAAGTGCATTAACAGCTAACTTAACTGTGTCCATGTCTCCACTATTTACAGCTTTGTTATATGCTTGTTTTTCACCTTCAGTCATATTTTTAGAAGCCCAATCAACCATTTCTTGATAAACTTCATCTCCACCAACAGTAGATTTAATTTCATTAGCCTGTTGATTAGCTAAAGCTTCTTGACCCGCAATGTAATTATCTACGTACTGTTTAGTTATTCCTACTTTTTCTAAAGCTTCATAAGATTTAGCATCTAATTCACCTTTTTCAGAATATTCTTGTTGCAAAGAAGCCATATCTAAACCTGCATCAGAAACAGCTTTTTCAGCTATTTCTAATTTATTGTCAGAATTAGAAGGGTCTGTTTTTGCAGTAGCTTTACTTACTGGGTCTATTTGTTCTTTTGTTTCTTGAGATTGTTCACCAAGTTTTTTTTCTAACTCTGCATAAGACTTAGCTAAATCTTGAACTGAATTAAATTTTTCAGGTAAGCCTTCAGGTTTACTTTGTGTGGACTGTGTCTCGTTATTTTGTTCAACTGGTTTTTCAATACCAGTTTCTTGTTCTTGTATTTCTACTTTATCTACCATTTACTATTGTCCTTGTTGTTGTTTCATAGCACCATTAACAGCAGGCGCTATAGCCTTTTCAGCCATTTGCATCATTTGTTGATTTTGCATTTGCTGTGCCATTTCTTCTTGTTCAGCCATTATATCTTCTTCTGACTTAACAAGTCCTTCCGTATCAATACCTAAACCAGTAGCAATACGTTTTATTAAATCCTGAGTATTTAAACTTTGTACTATTTGTGGATTTACTTGTGCTAAGTTAGCAATCTCAGCTACAAATTCTCTTAATTTTTGTAAGTCGTTTCCTCTACCTAAAGCTTCTACTCCAGTAATAATTGTAGGTTTAACAGAACCTTTTGGTAAAGAAGGTATCTCATTTGCTTGAGACATTCTTTTCATTAATATGGTCACCAAAGGTAATTGAAACTCTTGAGATAATAATGAATATATACCACCCATAGCAGTTTCTAATTGTTGTGCCATATATCTAATTTCTTGCGCTGTAACTCTTTCTGCATCTCTTTGTATTGCAGTGTTTAATAAAAATGCATAAGACATTCTTTCTTCTAATTTAGAAATACTTCTTTCAACTACTTGTAAGTCATATTGTTTTTGTGCTTGTAACACAGCAACATCATCTGAACTACCAGTAATAATATCACCATTTCTAGTTTGTGCTAAATCTTTTTTTCTAGTAACCGAGTTTGGTCTAACCATAAATACTACTTTAGAAGAAGCCGCCGCACTTTCAACAAGAGCTTGAGATAAACCTTCTAATGATTTTAAATCACCTAAAAACTCTTCAACATATCCTCTACCATAATCTTCATTATCAACTCTAACCATTCTTAAAGCTTGATAAGGTAAACTCTCAATAGGATATGTACCAATTGAACTTTCTATTTTTACACCTTTTACTTCTTGACAAGTATAAAATTTCTTATCATCCATTTTGTAAATGTGAGTATATAATTCACATTCTTCGTCAGGCTTATAATCTTCAAACTGTGAAATTTTTTCTATAGTATTAATATCTAAATATGTTGGATGTACATTTTCTTTAATAACTATTTCAATAATATTTCCTGAAGCATCTCTTTTACACACAAAATTTGTTAAAGGAAATACTCTCATGTTTCCTTTTTTAGGTAAATAAGTTAATACATTACCTGCAACAATTAAATGTTTTAACGCTTCAAATACTGAAACTCTTAATGCTAGTTGTTCTATTTTATTTGAAACTTCTCTTTCAATAGTAGCCAAAGATTTTTCAACTTCAGACTTAACTTCTTTTTGAACGTCTAAATCTTTTTTAGCTTGTCCTGCTATTGATAATCTAAAAAATGGGGAATTTGGGGGAAGTAGTAATAATAAAAGTTTAGACGCTAAATTATTAACACCCTTGCGCCTACTGATTGAAATGGATTATATAAATCTGTGGATGAATGAAAACCATCTGGTGGTATTAATGAAGGAATTGTAAGCTCACTACACTCTTGAGCTCTATCTAAGAAATGTTCTCTGTGT